GACGGCAGCCTCGTAGGGGTTAATGTAGCGGCCAAGGTCTTGGTCCAAGAAGCCCGCCGCCTGCGCCGTGGGCGCAGCGCCCGGCGCGCTGATATCGCGCGCGCCGAAGGTGGTCCCGACGCGGCCGGCAGAGATGCGCTCCGGGCCGCGCCCAAGGGCCGCACCGACGCGCTCCGCTCCGATGTCGCGCGCGCCGAACTGCGTGCCAATGCGACCAGCCGAGACACGCTCGGGCTGGTAGCCCATCAGCGCCTGCGCGTTGCGCGCGGCGGCCTCCACCTCGGGGACGAAGCCGCCCTCGCGCGCGATGCGGCGCGTCGCGGCCTCGCCCTCCATATAGTCGCGCGTGAACGGCGCGACCATCATCCCGCGGTACGGCTCGTAGGGAATCGCCGAGACCTCCTCGGCGAACTGCAGGTTCCGCAGCACGCGGTCGTAGATCCTCGGATCAATCTCCGTCTTGGAGACTTCCTTCTTCTTGGACGAAAAAATCTTGCTCATAGTTTCTTCTCTAGAACCACCGCGGTTCGTTTGTAGCCCTCAAGCGCCCGCTGCCAGCCGGGGCGGCCCATAATTAACATCGTGTCGCAGCCGATGCTGCGCGCCCAGGCCTCGATGACCGGGCGTATCACATCATCAATCTCGCGCAGGTCGCCCGCGCCGATGATGACGGTGAGCTGCTTGATTCGCGGAAAGATGTCAACGGTCGTCACCACGCACGAATCATTCGAGGCCCAGAACTGGTACTCGCCGCGCGCGATTCCGTCGAGCACGTCGTGGTAGCCCATCTGGCCGTAGCCCTCGGCGAGCGCGCGCTCAATAGGCTCGCGGAAGGGCGCGATGTGCTCGATGCCCTCGACCTCTTTCATCGCTCTCCCCCCGCCACGGCATCGAGCCGCATCGTCCCGACGCGCCAGTCCGTGGCCGGAGACGCGCCCGTAATCTGCATCTCGACCTGCCGCCCGGTGAATCGCACCGGGGTGTAGATGGAGTCGATGGTGTAGCTCTTGGTCGTCTCCGCGCCGTTCGGCGCGAACTTGGTGATGAACTGCAGCGACACCGCGCCCATCGCGTTCTCGTCGGCGATAACCTGCCGCGCCACCATCAGCCGCTCGCCGCCGCCCAGCTCAATGGCGCCAGAGCGCGCGAACGGCGCCGTGCCGTCGTAGGTGACGCCGACCTCGTGCTCGTAGACATAGCCGTCCGGGGAGACCATCAGCGGGTAGCTGAAGACGCCGCGGTCGGTGCCGGCGGTGCGCGCCAGGGTGCCGATGGACCAATGCCCCTCGCGGTAATTGTACGACACATAGGAGTCGCACTCGCTGTTTGAGGCGCTCGGGTAGAGCCACCAGATCTCGCCGTATTGGTTGTTGGCGACGGCGTACACCTTCGAGCGCTGGGTCTGCGAGAGGTTGTTCACCACATAGTCGAGCACCTCGCACTTGAGCGGGCGCACGAATCCGTCGTACATGAAGAAGCCAGAGGGCGACCACCAGTAGGCGACCGACTCCACCGCCGCCACCGCCTGCGCGCTGATTACGCCGCAGCCGGTCGCGATCCGCTCAAAGCCATACACATACGGCGGACCCTGGTACTGGGCCGTGTGAACGTCGACATCCGTGAATATCAGGTTCACGCCGCGCAGGCGCTTGCCGGTCACGATGGAGCCGACCGTCTCGAGCTCGATATCGCCCGCCTGGTTCGTGATCGAGGGCGTCCAGGTCGTGTTGTCCTCTTGGTCGGACCAGGCTACTTTTCGCGCGTTGCCGCCGGCGCCGAGCGCGAACACAAACCGCTCGGCCGTCACGAGCACGGCCTTGTTGCTGACCGGCGCGTTAGCAAGCGCCACGCCGTCGTTCGCCACGAGCAGGTCCCACTCGTAGATCTTGCCGTCGGCGTTGCTGCACGCCAGCAGGTACTCGCCCCAGTTGTCGAGCGTCCAGGTCGTGGCGGGCGTCACCGTGCCCGTGTCCGGGCGCGGGGTGCCATAGGAGAACAACCCGTAGGGGCCGCCGCCATAACCCAGGTTCAGCACCGCGTCGGCGTTGCCGGTCGTGAAGCTGGTCGGGGTGATGTCGGTGATGGTCCCGGCTTCGTTCATAACGAAGAGCTTGGTGTGCGTGCCGATGCCGATCCAGCGCGCGTTAGCGTTCGTGCGCCACGCCAAGAGGCCGCGGCACTTGCCCGTGACCTGCCCCGAGGCGCGCTTACGCCAGCCGCCCACGGGGCGCATGGTGTTCTCGTACCAGCGGATAAGGCTAGCATCGCGCCAGCGCCCGCGGCTCTGGTACTCGGTGCCGTTGCGGTACACGCCCGGCTGGATGTTCAGCGGAATAAGTGCCACGTCAATCCTCTGTCAGTCTCTGGAGCTCGGCGAGCCGCTCGGCGTCTCGCTCGCACGCCCCGAGGTGAGCGATAAAAGCCTCGTCAATCGCTCGCGCGTCGCCGGGCTCTCCGGGGGCGACATCAGCCGCGGCGGCACCGGGACAGGCGGCGGGCACGCCGGGGGCGGCGCGGGCGTCGCGCAGCCGGCGAGCAAGCTCGCGGCCACGGCGATCAGCGGCGTCCAACCTCTCCGACAGTCCACGCTCTACCTCCTGGTGCCGGGCGTAAATCAGCGCCTCGGCTTCTCTGGCGGCCTCTGCGGCCTTCGCCCGCTCAAGGTGCCACTCTGCCCTCACGGCCGCCGAGCCAGCCTCGTGGCCGCTCTGGTAGGCCGACCGGTGCCCGGCCCAGCCGAGGGCGGCCAGCGCAAGCGCCAGAGCCGCCCCCAGCCAGATCCTCACGCCGCCTCGGGCTTCTTCTTCGACAGCACCGACCACGCCGCCACGGCGAGGGTGGCGAGCGCGCCGCCCACGGCGGCGACGGTCTCGGCGTCGGCGAGGCCCTTGCCGACAAGGTAGCCGCCGATGGCGGCCACGACGGCGCGGACGATCCCGGCGATTTGTTCTGCGTTCATGTTCGTCTCCTATGCTTCATTGGCCGAGGCCTTCGCCCCGTTGGATGCGATGAGCGGCATAGGGCCGCCCAGCACGGTGAAGCCCGGGGGCCAGCGGTAGCCGAGCACCCGGGCGCGATCAAAGGGAGCCACCGTCACGGCGTTGCCCTGGTTCCCGCCGAGCACCATCAGGCGCCCGGCTTCGTCGTTTCCGACCACGAACCCGACGTGGCCGCCGCCCTTGCGGTCAAGGATAACGACAGCGCCTACGGCGGGTTCACGGATATAATCGCCCCAGTCGAGCCACGCCTTTGCGCGGTACCAATGCTTTGGGCGCTTGATGCCCTCGCCCTCGAGCACGGCGGCGACGAAGGTGCCGCACCACGGGGTCTCATCATCCGACCACCACGCCTTGAGCTCGCGCAGCCAGCGGGCGATGGTGGGCGCGGTCGCCTTGCCGGGTATCTCCCGCAGGCCGAGGAAGGCGCGCGCGGCGATAAGCCAGCGTGGCTCCATCAGGGCTTCCTCAAATTCTTGAAGTGTACGGCGATCGCGAAGCAGCCGGCCGCGATCGCGATGAGCCCGGCGACCAGCGAGATGACCTCGTTGGCCTGGGTCATCCACGACACGCTGGCGGCGGTCACGCTGCCGGCGGCTGCGACATCGCCCACGCGCTCGATCGGGACTGTCACGGCTCCCGCTCCTTGAGCTGCTCGTCGGCCTGCTCCTTGACCTTCACCACCAAAGGCCACGCGCCGCTGCTCGTCGGCAACTGCCCAAGCACTTGCAGGATAGCCTGCACTTCGTCGCGGGTCAGGGTGAGGGTGATTTCCATGTGCGCTCCTGTGTGTTACGGCCCGGCATCGCGCCACGCGCCGCCGCTGTAGAAGTAAAGTTTGTTGTTGGTGGTATCTACGACGATGGGTGCAAACCCGCTCTTGGCGGTCGGCGTTCCGGTCGGCGTACCCGCACAGGTGGGAACATAGAGGAAGCCGTTCGTGGCGGTGGTGGCGACATTGTTTGACCCGATGGTGACGTTGCCGTTGCCGTCGAGATTTAGATAATCGACGGCGTTGTTACCCGTCTGGATAGCGAACGCGGAGCCGCCCGAGATGGTGACAAGGCGCGAGGTTCCCGTGCCGTTCTGCAACTCGAAGCCGAACGAATTGGTCGCATCGTTCTGGCGGTAGTTGCCGCCAACCACATGGAGCCGCTGCGTAGGCGAACTCGTCCCGATGCCGAGATTGCCGGAGGAGTCGAGGCGCATCAGTTCGGTCGGCCCGTTGCCCCATGCGTGAAGGCCGGAAAGACTACCGGACGAGTCGTAGCGCACCACGCGGGTCGATTCGTTCGTGCTGATGAACAGACCTTGCACACCCGTGCCGGTGTAAACGGAGGTCGCGCCGCTCGCGGCGACAGATGCAAACTTGCCGAATGTTCCGGGGTTGGCAGTCCCGATGCCGAGGTTGCCGGAGGTATCAAACCGGGCGACTTCGTTATTGTTGATGGCAAAAAGCGTGGCATGTGCTGTGCTGGTGCCAAAAGTAACATTTCCACTATCACCAAGAACTGACGCAAAACGGATTTGTACCGCTTGCGCCGCGTTGTTGGATTCAAAGCGACCAATGACTGTTGAACCCAGATTGTCAGTAGACCGCACCGCAAGCCGCTGCCCCGGCGAACTCGTCCCGATGCCGACATTGCCGCCGTTGGGCTGCAAAGCGAAGTCGTAGTAGGTCTGGCTATTAGTATTACGAACTTGCAAGTATCCAAGCACGGAACTTCCAGAACCAATTTCAACGCATCCAGAGCCAGCACTAGTATTTGAGACAAGGAATGCGCCGCTAGGCGTTACATCGCCCGGAGTCTGCGACGCCTTGTTGGTATGCAACCGCGTCCCCGGCGAACTCGTCCCGATGCCGAGGTTGCCGGAACTATCAATCCTTGCAGCCTCAACGCCGCCATCCGTAAACGCAATCGTGTCTGCGGCGGGGAAGAAGATGCCGGTGTTGGTGTCGCCGTTGGCGGTGATCGACGGAGCCGAAACGGTGCCGGCAGCAAACGCAATCGACGCCGACCCGGTGACCGTCAGCGTGCCGCCCACCGCCAGCGTCTTGCCGGCGCCGACATTGAGCCCCACCGAGGTGCCGCTGCCGGCTGCGGCGAACAGTCCGTCCACGAGGTCCAGGTTGGTGTTGATCTTGCCGCCCCAGGTGTCCGCCGATG